TTACGCTAAGCACGTATCGGCCAGCGTAGGAACCATCTACGATATGTGCCGGAAGGGCAAGCTGCCGGCCGTAAAAATCGGCGGCTGGCGCATCAATGTGAAGCGTGCTGATGAAATGCTGGAACAGCTTTGCGATGAGCACATGGCTGGATATACTCCGATGATAAAGCCGGCCAAGGTCAATATTCGCACTGCTAATGCCGGCAATAGCTACCTTGCTCGTCTGGAGCAAATACGTAAAGGCGTTGTGTAAAGGAGGGAAACAATGATGAAAAAAGTATTGTTCATTCTGCTGGCAACCTGCTGCATTTGGGCGGCGTATGATTGCAGCCGCCCGGTAGATAAATACGTAGTAAAAACTGTTGCCGCTGAGGGTGACACCCTGTGGCACCTGGTAGGCGGTGTCATGGATAGCGAAGGCGACCGCAGAGATATTCACGAGGTTATCTTTTATACGCGCCAAATCAGCAACATCAAAGGCACGTTACAGCCGGGGGATGTAGTCCTCATTCCAATCGAGGTGCGTAAATGAGCACTGCCGGCATGGACAAAAGAAAAAGAGCATTGATATTGGCGTATCAATGCTCTAAGAAGTGAAAAATATGAGAAAAAGAATTAAATTGTTCACACAAAAGTGAAAATAAAAGTAAAAAGTGAAATCACATATATTATAACAAACACAAGGAGTGAAATCAATGCAGATTGAGTTTAAATTGGAAAGAAGAATCGGTGCTCTCAGCGAGAACCCTTCCGGCTACACCAAGGAGCTGGAAGAACAGCTCAAACAGCCGGTGACCATGGCCACAAAAACGGAGATTGTGGAAAAGATACCGGATGCTGTTGCGCAGGAGCTGGAAGAGCTTCGCAGCAAGCTGGCGGAAAGTGAAAATGATGCAGGCGCTCAGAAAGAGGCGTTGGAGCTTAAGGTGGAGATTTGGGCGGTGCTCAACGGCATCAATAAGCTGCTGGAGCATTTGGACAAGGTGCAGGATGGCAAGCGTGGCGCCGGTGTGTGTAAAGCGCTGGCCAGTGCCTTGGCGCAGAGCCAAAACCAGATTACCAAGCGCTTGGCAAAATTTGAGCAGGAGGCGTAGTTATGGAGATTATGCTTATTGATTTTGCGATTTATCTTATTGCGACGGTAATGATTATGTGCTTTGCAATCAGCTATATCGATTTCAAGGAGGCTTCTAAATGGAAGAATTCGAAGTAAAATTTATCATTCGCAAAGGCGGGAGCACAAAGGTACGCTACACGGTTAAACCTACAGATGCGGAGCCGGAAGAAAGCATCGTGAGCAGGGCTGATGTGTTGCACGAGGATTTTCGCAAGCTTTGGGCGCTCCTGCCGGGAGTGGCACGCAGAATGCTTGAATTTCCGGCTAAAAATGAAGATGATTTGCCTTTGCATATGTGGGTAACAAAAGTAAATTTTGTATCCCACAAGGATTTTGGCGATGGCATGCAGTTGGTAGTGCTCATGGATGGTTTTAAAAATTCGTCCGAGCCTTTGATGGTGGTAACGCGCAAATTTTATACTGCTGCTGTAGATTATTACAGGGATGGTAACGGAAAGCAGATCCCGCTGCAGATGCTCCTGCCGAAAGAAGTCAGGCTGATGGAATCACTGAAGGAAGAGGCGTTTAATTACGCGTACTATTGTAAGCGTGAGCAGCCGACGGTAGACGAAGCTCAACACGCCTATGAGAGTGGAGCATATCCAGATGAAATCGGGAGGGATAAAGCATGAGGCGTAAATGTAACTTATGCGGGCAGAGAAGTGGCAGTTGCAATCGTTATATATTGAAGAATGGCCAAGAAATAACGATTTGCCCGAGCTGCCTTGCATTTAGCGATGATGAAACTGCCAAGATAGCACGTCAGGCACATAAAGAAGGTTTGTTGGTGAAAGGAGAAAGGAAATGAATAATAAGGAAGCATCAATCAATAAGGTTGACGAATTAGTTAATCGTGCGCAGCTGGCCATCAATGACTGGCAGTGCAGCGGCGATGGTGATTATTTGCATAAGGCTTACGCAAACCTGCAGCAAGCCGCAATCCGCTTAACGCTTTCGCGTCAGGCTGCTAAACCCCAAAAGAGCGAGCTGATGTACAGCGTGATTGGCGATACACTTGCCGCCGACTATGAAAATCTTGATTTGTATGACACTCCGGAGGAAGCGCTGAAGGAAGCTAAAAATTTTTTGAAAGCAGGAGATATCGTAACCGTTTTGGAAATGGCTGAATCCGGCTGGCAACCATACATCTGCATAGACAGCCTGCTCGAAGAATTTCAGGATCAGGCATTTACTGAAGGCGGCGAAGCCAGCGAGCCGTGGGGTGATTTCGTTACTGGCAAAGCTATGACGGCCGCTGTGGATGAACTCGAAGACGAGCTTAACGATGTGCTGCAAAGCTGGCTTGATAAATATCAGGTTGAAGCTGGCTGGTACAAAGAGACCGGCAAAACATACAGTTACAGCTTTGATGGAACCGACTTTATTCCTCTCTGATATAGTACTGCCGCAGAGCGCAGGCCGTAGAGCTGCTGCCTCGCTCATATTTAACTAGCGGATTATATACAAGCATTGCAAATGGCGCAGACAAAAAGAAGAAGTATATCGCACGTATGCGGCCTGCGCTCTGCGGCGGAAAAAGAAGGAGTATGTTACATGGATGACTTCACGATCAATTTTGCTATAATGCTCGTTGTACTATTGATTGGTCTGGCATTTATTGGAGGCAGTGATGAGAAGTGAAAGAGCCTTCGGCGGAACGAAAGTATATGGGATTACAGTCGATTGTCCTTGTAAAGACTGTGATCTGCGTGGCTGTGGCTGCGCCAGTATATGTGACGCATATAAAAAATACAAATTCATCTTAACCATTTTTAAGAAGAACCGACAGGCAAAGGCACGGGCGGCATCCGAATGCCGGATGATGCGCGATGAACGCATTGCCGAATGGCGGCGGAACAGATGTTGGCCAAAAGGTTGAGATAAAGAATATATGAAGGAAGATACTGCGGGGCTTTTCTGCCTCGCAGGTTTCTTCATTATATATAGAAGTTTTTTGAAGGTCCGCGGAGGCCTTTGAGGCTTGTATGTAAGTAATAACAAAGCGACCACAAAAATATCAGGGGGATAAATCAATGGCAATGAGAATAGGCATAAGAGAAAAAACATATTACTGCCAGGGAACCAGTGAAAGCAAAAAGCCTGATTACATTGAAATTGATATGTTTCCCTTCTATGAGCTTAAATACAAACCTCAACGCAGTGGAAAGAAGAATGTTACTAGTCCTAAGCAGAAAAAGCTGAACAACAAGAATTCTCGCAGATATTTCCGCTTACTGGCTAAGAGTAATTTTGGACAGAATGACTATCATCTGACATTAAGCTACACAGAAGACAATCTGCCTTTGTCTGTGCCTGAAGCTGAAAAAGAAGTGCAGAAATTTATCCGCAGATTAAAGAGAGTCTATAAAAAAGCAGATAAGCTGCTCAAGTATATCTACATCACGGAAGAGGGCGCAAAAAAAGCGCGCCTGCATCATCACCTGCTTGTCAACGCTGAAGCTGGTGTGGACCGCAACGCAATTGAAAAGGCGTGGGGCAAAGGCTATGCGAACAGCGTGCGCATCCAGCTGGAACATGGCGGCATTGATGGTTTAGTCACTTATCTTAGCAAAGATCCTAAAGGCCGCAAGACCTATATCTCTTCGCGCAACCTGATTAAGCCGCAGGAGTCCGTGAGCGACACTAAAACGAGCCGCAAGCAATTCCAGCAGCTGACCTTGTGGCCAGAAGACTGTGAGGACATGCAAAAACACTTTGAGCAAAAGCATCCTGCTTATAAACTCGTCAACGTGGAGAAATATTATAACGAGATTACCTGCGAGTGGTATATCCGCGCAAAAATGGAGCTGCGCGAAGAGTATAAGCGCAAGCCGCAAAGCAAAGGGAAAAGTGTATCCAAAAACAGGAAGGGAGCAAAGCGACGGAATGAATAAACTGAATTTAATATTGACCATACCGCCTAGCGTCAATCATTGCTATAAAAACTTCAACGTGATGGGACGCAGGAACCGTGTGCTTACGCCATTGGCAAGAGCCTGGAAGGAAGAGGCGTATTATATTGCTAATGCTTTGGCACATCGGGAAGGCTGGCGCGTGCCTAAACCGGAAGAAAAGATTGTACTGGAAGTAGTTGCCTTCTGGCCAGACGGCAGGCGGCGTGATATGAACAATACGCATAAGCTGCTTTGTGATGCCTTAGAGGGTGCAGTGTATCTTGATGACAAGATGGTGCTTGTGCGTGATATGGATTTTTCCGTTGACAGAAAGCGGCCTAGGCTAGAGGTATGCGTATATGTGAAAGACGATTAAAAGGCAAAATTAACCTCTAAGAATATAAAACCCAAGGAAAATACCCATAATAAATTTTTAAGTTTGCATGTAGATTAAGAGGAGCAGCAGGAGGGCAGCGTATGACCAAGGAAGAACTAAAAGAAAAGCTGAAAGGCGCGATGTATGCTCAGCGCACGTTGGAGGGAGAATTGGATAAGCTGCAGGAGCTGCGTAACCTTGCGCAGAAGGTAACGCCTGCTTATAGCCAATCGCCTGGCGGCGGTAGTGGCAATGCCCAAAAGCTGGAAAACTCCATAGCGAAAATAATTGAGCAGGAAAAGATTATTGCTGAGTGCTGCAATGAGCTGTGCGCCCAGCTGGCAGAAGTCCGGGCTTTAGTTGCGTTGCTGCCGATGGGGCCAATGCGCCTTGTGATGCAAAGACGTTACCTGAACTATCAGAAGTGGGAACGTATAGCAGCAGAGCTTAACTATACATGGCAACATGTACATAAGCTTCATGCCAAAGGTTTAAACAGTATTCTTGAAAGATGCGATAGAATGCGAGGGTGAATCGGTGCT